ACATCATATCCAAGATATAACATTGTAGAGAATGTGGACACAGGCAACTTTCGAATAGAGGTTGCAGTGCCAGGTTGGTCTAAACAAGAACTTGAGTTAGTTCATGATGATAATGAACTGCTCATCAAGGGGAAAAAAGAACGAAAACTGAGTGAGAGTGAAAGATTCTCTCATCAAGGTCTAAGTCTTAAATCTTTTGAGCGTAAGTTTATGTTAAACGCAGACTTAAAAGTAGACGATGTCGAACTAACAGATGGACTATTGACTATCGCGCTGTCTAAAACTCCCAATTCTAATCGTAGAGTATTGGATATAAAATAAAATGAAAAAACTATTCTTAGGAATGGTTCTAACATTATTCATAACAGATTCTTTTGCAGGTGACTGGAGAATGAGAAAGTTTGATGTAAATTCAGACGGATTCGTAACAGTATCTGAACTAAAAGGTCTTGACTGTCCTGTCAAAAATGAGTTGTTTGAAAGAGCAGACTTCGATAATGACGGAAAGTTAAGTCAAAAAGAACTGAGAAGATCTTCTTCTTACATCTTAAATAGATGTAAAGGGAGGGCTGTATAATGGGACGAGCTATTATTAACAGTTTTAGACAGGTAGCAAAATATGAGGACGTGCAAGATGCATGTGGAACTATGTTCCTAGCAGGCATGTTTATGTTTGCAGTATTTGCAAGCACAGGAAAAATATTTAGTTAAACTGTCAAAGACCGAAGTCGAGTGGGCAGGCAACTGCCCACACGCATTAATCTAATATTATGATAAATTGTAGCGAAGTCGCTCTCGAAAGACTTCAACAAAAAGTAGAGAGAAAACAAGTTTGGGGGATACGCTTGATGTTGAAACCAAACGGATGTAATGGGTGGTCGTATGACCTGAGTTATTTAGAAGAACCAAATATTTCAAGTGATGCGGTGTTCTATGGTATTATAGCTGTAGACCCAATGACATTTAGTTATGTTGAGGAAATCAACATTGACTGGGAAGAAGATGGACTGAATGAACAGTTTAAAATCTCCAGTCCACAAGAAACAGCACAATGTGGCTGTGGAGAAAGTTTTACATTATGAAAATATCACAAGAGGGCATTGCCCTTATCAAAAAGTTTGAAGGATGTGAGTTAGATGCTTACCAAGACGCAGTGGGTGTATGGACTATTGGATATGGTCACATCAAGGGCGTAAAGGAAGGTATGCAAATTACCAAAGCACAAGCAGAAGAAATGCTAATAGAAGAATTAGCAGAGTATGAAAGTCATGTTCTCAACGCAGTAGAAAATCAATTAGACCAGTGTATGTTTGATGCATTGGTATCATGGACTTACAACCTCGGTCCCACTAATCTAAACAGTTCAACAATGCTGAAAGTTCTTAACGCTGGAGAGTACGAAGAAGTACCTGCCCAGATTAAAAGATGGAACAAAGCTGGAGGCAAAATATTGGAAGGTTTAATACGCAGACGTGAAGCAGAGGCATTATTATTTGAAGGAAAAGACTGGTCAAATGTCTAAAAAGATTACCCTATCGGGCGAAGAAGTGTTAGCAGTTATGAACGCAGCCGCAGAAAGAGGGATGACTTTTGAAGAATACATACAAGAATTTGCACAGCAACTTCAAGAACAAAAGAAAAAACAGGAGAAATAATGGATATATTGTTATTAATGTTATTAGTTTGGGCATACAATGAACAACCTAAAGATGCAGTATCAGAAGAACCAGAGATAGTTCCTATTCAAGAAGTAGAAGTACCCGACCCTGCAGTTGATGTAGTGGCAGTTACTCAGACAGCAGCAGTGCTTACAGCGATTGGAGAAGCCATGACAGGCACTTCAACAGCAACTAACACAAGTACAAGTACAGAAACTAGTACTGAAACGACAAGTGCTACTTCTACAGAACAGGAAATTATTGATGAGTTAAATACTATGACTGAAACAACAACAGTCGTACCAACTACAAGTACAACAACTAGTAGTTCAACTTCTACATCCTCATCAACATCAACATAAACAAATTACTAGTGCTACTCGTATGGGTAGCATTATGTTTTCATTATTATATTTACACACAGTATGTAACTGAGTTAGAAATAACTAGAAACATCGAGTTAGCAAATTGGGAAAAGTTAAACCAATTGGAGAGCAATATTGGACAAAATAAAACAATTCTTCGCCGCCATCAAGAGGTGGTGGATATGGTTAAAGAGCAAGTTTGTACCCCTTTACAGGGTAACAGTTAGCTTTAATAGTGTTTGGGGAGACTCTGACGATCAGGTATTCCTAGTAAGAAAAATAATAACCCAAAAAGAAAAGCATTTAAAGTTTAGAACAGAAGGTGGAGAAGTAGTACAATTCACTGGTGCAGAAGGACTTAATTACAAGATAGAGGAGATATAATGAATCAAATGTTATTAGCTTTCGTTTTAGTTCTTGGTGGCGCTAGTTATTGGCTATACACTGAGAATGAAACATTGAAAGCAAACAATGCAAAATTAGAAGGTGCGATTGCAGTTCAAGAAGAAGCAATGGCTACCATGCAAAAGGATTTTACTTTGCAAACAGAACAATTACAAAGTATGACAGTAAAAAGTCAAGAAATTCAAAGAGAGTTAATGAGATATAGTAATTTCATTAAAGAATATAAATTAACAGCAAAAATACTGGAAGATCCAGTAGAAATGGAAAGGAAAATAAACAATGGAACAAAACACGCATTTGAAGACATTCAAAAAATCAGTGCTACCGTTGACGATCTTGATGATGGTCTCCAGTTGCAGTCTGTTAACAACTAGACCTATAGAAGTAACAGCAAAGCCTATGGAGAGGAAGATTGTTCAACCAATCATGCCTCGTGAGATAGAGTTAACAACTCCACAATGGATAGTAGTCACACCAGATAACTGGGAAGATCAGCTTGCTCGTATAGAAAAACAAGAGGGTGAGTTAGTATTTTTAGCAATGACTGTTCCTGACTACGAAGTCATGTCCTTAAACATGAAAGAATTACAAAGATATATTACTGAACTAAAAGATGTAGTAGTATATTATAGGAAAGTAACAACCGAGCCTTCAAATGTCGATTAAAGATACAGTATTCAGTATAGTAAAAAATCAAATAAATCATGGTAGCGTTAGTATGACTTCGGATTTAATTGATGAACACAATGCTGATAGTCTTGACATGGTAGAAATAATAGTAGAGATTGAAGAAGTATTTGGATTACATATACCAGATGAAGAAGTTGAAAGATTACGAACAGTTGGGGATATACTATTTTATATAGATCAAAATTTATCTCCTTATCACCCTAGTAGAGATGAAGTTCAAATTACCGAATTTAGTTAATAAATACTTAGCATATAGAGATGCTATGCGAGGTGCTAAATACTTTGAGAAGCACCCACACCTTCAAGAAAGATTAGAAATGATCGAAGACTGGTGTGAAGAACTAGAGGACAGAATAGTAGAGATTGAGGATAACCAAAATCATTATTCTGACAGAGTAGTTGCATTAGAAAAGATAGCCCACCCTAAATGTGGGATAGAAGAATTTGATGGCTACGATCCTTTAGTGCAAAGAATTAAAAAATTAGAGGAAAACATATAAACACTCAAAGAACATTAAGTTCAAAAACTAGACGAGTATCTGCTTATCTCGTCAAAGATTATTTAGAAGAAGCAGAATATAAACCTATTCCAGTACAACTGGACAAGATTAAATGTGGCAACAATTCTGAGGAAGAATTTCTTGCAGATGGAGTTGCACTTGTAGGATTGCAAGATCCACTTTTATTGTTAATTTCTAATCACAAGGACTTAACAATGGACGGCGATCAGCCCTACATTAAAGAACCTTTCATTTGCTACAAGGGAAACAAGTACCTTTCTGCAGCAAAAGAGTTAGGTTATGATGCTATCGACTGTATTATCGCAGATGATGATATATGGGCGAAAGCAATAGAATACGCCTTGAAACAAGGCTGAGCCTCGTAAGAGGATTAGGAGAGAAGAATGTTAGGATTCTTACAATGGGTTATCGGATGGATTCAAGTTATACCATGGTTAGTCATGAGTGCTTCAATCATAGCGGCTGTTACACCTACGCCAGCAGATGACAAGTTAGTCGGAAAGTTATATAAAATTCTTGACTGGTTTGCAATCAATGTAGGAAAAGCCAAAGAGAAGGCAACTAGCTAATGGCAGACGAAAGATTCGCAGGAGACATGAGTAGAAATGAGGTCGAAATTGATCTTAATAAATTCATGGAACTTGTACAAGAAAACTCAAACCTCAAAGCAAAGATCGTAGAGATGGAAGCCAACAGAGAGCCAGACAACCCTTGGCAGCGTTGGATCTTTTTATCAAATATGATTGATGCTTGGAGAATATTCCCCCGTGCTTTCCTCAGCGTATACATTTTCCTATTGTACTACTGTACAATGTGGTTTATGGCACTAGAAGATCCAACTATGGAACAATCTGGTCTCATTAGTATCGTTGTAGGTGCAGGTGCCGCTTGGTTTGGTCTCTATGCTGGTACAGCTAAGGATAAAATTAACGGACAAGGAAAATAGTTCTTGACTTCATCTCATAATTTTAGTATAATATAAGTTATGAAAAAGTTCAAAGACATTAAAAAAATCAAACCCACAAAGAAAGAGAAGGTCTGTCCTTACTGTAAGACTACAGAAAATGCAGATGGTCTTTGTGGAGTTTACAAGTGTTGGAAGTAGGGTATGAATTTATTTTACTTAGACGAGGATCTCGACAAGGCAGCACAGTATCATGTTGACAAGCATATTGTTAAGATGCCACTGGAAGCTGCCCAGATTCTTTGCACAACAATTTACATTGACAAGTTTCTAGGGTATGTTCCTCGTGCGCTAAATGCAGACGAACGAGAAGTTCTGAACAAGGTTAAAGCTGAAATTAAGCATTTACCATTGGAGGAGCGACCCTTCCCCTACCTTCCAATGATGTACAATCATCCCTGCACAATCTGGGCAAGGGAGTCATTGGATAATCATGAGTGGGTTCATTGTTATGCTAATGCATTGAATGATGAATACTACTATCGTTATGGCAAGCTACACAAATCCGTAGAACAAGTAGTAAACAAACTACCAGAGCCAGTACATCTTGAAAGGGTAGGTTTTACTAAGTTCGGACTGGCAATGCCAGAAGATCTTAGAGATTATGACAATCCGATACAAAGCTATCGAGATTATTACCACTTAGATAAGGCAACCTTCGCAGCGTGGTCTCACAGAGACAAACCACATTGGTGGAGTGAAGATTATGCCGATTACGAAAAAAGGATAACTCGTGTATAAATTTAATGAAGATTTAATTCAGTCTCGACTGAAACAGTATATAGATAATACATATAAACAACATTATGCCCAAGCTAAAACTCAAACTACAGAGATAGTATTTGAGAATGGACATGGAGAAGGTTTCTGTATTGGTAATATAATTAAATATGCACAGCGTTTTGGAAAGAAAGATGGAAAAAATGAGAAAGACTTATATAAAGTTATTCACTATGCCATTATTTTACTAGGCGCAATGCATGAACAGGATTTAAAAGAAGTTAATGATTATCATTTGGAGTTAACAAATGATTAATCTTTATGTTGACACAATATTACTATGCATAGTTTTTGCTATTGCATGGACAATTTTTTATAGGACATATAAATAGTGGCAGTTAGAAAGAAAAGAGAAGAAAAACTCTCAGAATCAAATATTAATAAAGTAATAGAACTACTCGCCGCAGAGAAACCTATTACTAAAAAAGAGGCGTGTGAGATATTACATATAGCATATAATACAACTCGTCTCAACAAGATCATATTAGATCATCAAGAAACATTAGAATTTCGTGCTAGAAGAAAGGCACAAAATAAAGGCAAAGGCGTAACAGAAGCAGAGAAAGTCTCCATAGTAAAACATTACTTAGATGGAGCAAATGTATCTGACATTGCAAAAGCATTATATCGTTCCCCAGCTTTTATCAAAGCCGTTATTGAACGGATGGGAGTACCACAGAAACTTCCAGACACAGACTACAAAGGTATTCGAGAAGCAATGATTCCCGAACCTTGTGTATCAGAAGAATTTGAAGCGGGAGAAAGAGTTTGGTCAGCACGAGGTAATTGTATTGCTGTAGTGAAAAAAGAACTTACTAGTGATCAAACTAATTATCAAGAAAAATATGGTAGTAAAATGTATCATATTTGGGAAATACAAATGGCAGAGTGTGAATCGCCATACTTCGGATTAGTGCGTAATGCAGGGCATAATGCTACTCGACTCGCATATGATCTAGGAAGTTTAAGACACTTACAGGAATATTTATGACAACACTAGAAATAGTAGCTGGTTTTTGGATAGCAGGTTCATTACTTGCTATGTGGAAAATATGGAAACCTTCATATAAAGTAATTAGTCTTATTGATACGGACAACATATTAGTACAAAGACCTATACTATCTACTATAGTAGTGTTTATATTATTCACATTGTTTTTACCATTTATGGTATTGCCTTTATTAATCCCACAGAAAGCAGAAGAATTTGCATTAGGGTTTATCAAAGGCGCAAAGAGAATTAAATAATGGCATACAGTAAAGAAGTAGTCGACAGATTTGAAGGAGTATTAAACAGTCCTCAACAATTTTCAGTAGGAAGATTTGATCCTAAAGATCCAACAGTAGCAACTGGCATGACGGGTGCGCCCGCTTGTGGAGATGTTATGAAACTACAACTAAGAGTAGATCCTGGCAATCGTCGTATACTTGGTGTAAAGTTCAAAACTTATGGGTGTGGCAGCGCAATTGCTTCATCCTCTATGTTTGTAGATATGCTACAAGGTATAACACTTGACGAAGCATTAGAAATAAAAGATAAAGATATCGCAGAAGCTCTACAATTACCACCGATTAAATTACACTGTAGCGTATTAGCAGAAGAAACAATTCAAGCCGCAGTAAAAGACTGGGAGGAGAAACACAAATGATAGAATTTATTTTTACACTGCCCACAACAGTTGGCATATTTTTAATTAACTTAGGCATTTGGGCTGCGTTAGTTTACTATGCTGTTGAGTGGGTAAAAGACACACTAAAAGACAAAGGATATTTATGAATTATTTATTAAAAGCGCTTATCGCCAAGTTAGAAGGCGAAAAAGAAGTAGCAAAAGCAAATGTAATGGTGTATACCAGAAACTCAACAGGTATCGGAGAACACCCAGGCATAGTCGAGGCTATGGAGTCGGAGATAGAAAAAATAGCACAAGCCGATGAAAAGATAGCAACCATTGTAGAGTATTTTTCAAGATAGGAAACGGTCATAGATACCGAAAAATACTTCTTGACAGATGGTTTCAAATTCGATATAATATAGTTATATTTAAACAAGGATATACATGAGCGACAGATTCTATATGCAACAGTACGACCGAACAGGTTGGAAACCAATATGGAATGGCGAATGGATCCAAAACAAACACAGGAGAAAAAGAATGGCTTGGACAGATGAATCTAAAGCACAAGCAGTTGAAATGTATCAGGAACAAGAACCAACACCTGAGACTTCCATGGAGATTGTAAAAGACATCGCAGACGAACTTGGTGAATCACCAAATGGAGTTCGTATGATATTGACCAAAGCAGGCGTTTATGTAAGAAAAACTCCAGCAGCTAAATCCTCAGGAGGATCTACTGGTGGTGGACGAGTATCAGTAGCTGATGCTCAGGCAAGTCTTACTTCCGCTCTGTCAGACGCAGGTCAAGAAGTTGATGAAGCAATTATCAGTAAACTAACTGGTAAAGCTGCAGTATACTTCAAAGGTGTCGTTGAAGCGTTAAATAGTTAAAAAAATAGTTTGACCAAGGTAGTGTTAACTGCCTTGGTTTTTTGCATCTCATAAAAGAGACCTCTGCAATTTAGCAACACAAAAGAGTTTTTGTTAGATTAAATTGGAGGAATCAATGAAAAAAGAGGAGCTTAAAGCTAAACTCGAAGAAGCAGGTGACGCAGTGATCACCTATAGAAGTCAAAACTCTAGGAAACTAAAGTACAATGTTTGCACTAGTGACTTTTCTACAGAATATATTCGTCAGAAAAGAAACAGAGCAAAAGAAGGTCAACACACAGTTCTATTATTTTGCTGGGATACAGATTCTTATAGAATCCTTGTGCCAGAGAATGTTACGAGTGTTGTACCTCTCAACCGAGTGATTAAGAATGATTGACTTCACTGCCCCCGCAATATACGAAAAAGTAATTCAAGAAACTGAACATGAACAAGTGCGCCTTGTAGTTTCTACCTTTCGAGATGTGGAATACATCTCATTGAGAAAGTATTATTTAGACTTTGAGGAAGAATGGAAACCATCAAATCAAGGTATAAGTATGCCGATTGATTTTGATAATAGTAGAAATCTCTTTCAAGGATTAGTAGAAATTCTTTCCTTAGCAGAGAGCAAGAGCATTTTAGAAGAGGAGTTCAAAGACTTACTAGATCAAATATACCTACCATAAAATAATTCTTGACAAGTCCTTATACTTTTAGTATAATATACATATGAAAAATTTAGAAGCACTAATCAAACGGGCAAGAATTGCCTACTATAATGGCAAACCACTTATGTCTGACGAGGCTTATGATAGACTCGAAGAACAACTAGGTGTAGCTACTGAAGTAGGACATGATCTTATTAGAGACAAGGGCGCGAGATATCCTCATGCCTTTCCTATGTATTCTTTACAGAAAGCATACTCGATAGAAGAACACCCAAACTATGGCAACGAGCCCGTAACCGTTACACCAAAACTAGATGGTGCAGCAGTAAGTCTTCAATATATCAATGGCGAGTTATCACTTGCCTTAACACGAGGCGATGGCAAACATGGTCTCGACATCACAGCCAACATGAGGTTTATAATACCTCGAATCCTAACGCCTTGCGTAGGCAAACACATAGTACAAATCACAGGAGAAGTAGTAGCCCCAGCAACGATTAAGAATAGTCGTAACTATGCAGCGGGTGCGCTAAGTTTACATGATGTGATAGAGTTTCAGAATAGAGATTTAACTTTCATTGCATATGGAATACAACCATATCCAACACCTGACTTTATCGAAGACATGGACTTTCTCGATAAGTGTGGATTTGAAACAATTATTGATAGTAATTATCCTATGTTTCCCCAAGACGGAGAAGTATGGAGAGTAATTAACAATAGAGCTTTCGAAGAATTAGGATATACTTCTCATCACCCAAGAGGAGCATTTGCAAAGAAAGTAAAACAAGAGGGCGTAGTTACAAAACTACTTGATGTTAAATGGCAAGTAGGAAAATCAGGGAATGTTTCCCCAGTAGCAATACTAGATCCGATTGAAATAGATGGTGCAAGAGTGGCAAGAGCAACTCTACATAACATTGGAATTATTGAAGATCTCGGTCTTGAAATCGGATGTATGGTTGAAGTTATAAGAGCAGGGGAGATTATTCCCCAAGTCGTAAGGAGAGTCGATTGAGGCAAGAAGCATTTACAGAAATATTTAGTGATGAATTTACTAGTTTTGTAAGTAGAATGTGGCTCGATCACTGTGACGAAACTAATGATATGCTTTCAACCACAGAAGATTATCCTACATATTTAATTAACAATTTCAAGTATCTAGTGAGACGATTCAACACAGAGAACGGAAACGAAGAATGGAATGTAAAATGATAGTAGAAATTTATGGTAAAGAACAGTGTCCTTATTGCGTAAAAGCAAAGAATCTTGCAGAGAGAATGGGACATGATTACACTTATATGCAGTTAGGAATAGACTTTGAATTTCCAGAGTTTATGGAAAAGTTTCCTACAGCAAGAACCTTTCCGCAGATTGTAGTTACAGAGGTAGACAATGAAGGACATCCTGTATTTGAAACTGAAGTAGCAAAATCAATCGGAGGATATACCGAATACGAACACTTATGTAATGAAAAAGGTTAAGTTAAAAAGACTTGAACCAATTCCAAACCAACCGTGTGGTGAGTGTAAATTTTACGATCCCGTGCATGATATAACATCTAAACTCAGCGAAGGCTGGTGTAGAGTAGATAAGTACACAGCATTTGTACTTTCAGAGGAGACTTGCGATAAATGGCAAATAAAATAATACAGTGGTTATTTCCACCAAAGAAACAAAAAATAATGAAACCATTAACTAAATCACAGAAAATGAATGACGAATTACGACAAGCATTTTTGCGTAATCGTAATATTATGAAACAACTACCAACTCATAGAGAGTGGATGAAAAAACAAGGCAAATCACAAACTGAATGAAAGAACCAGAGCAATTAGAATTAAAACTATTACAAGTTGCAAATCTATCTCCTAGTGAAGATTGGATTGAAAAGATTGTAGATGTACACCCAATGAAACAAGTGGCTATTATGTCGCTAGTACAAGTAGGTGCGCTCGCATTTATGTTCTTGAGTTTCTTTCTCATTGACTTAGTTGTAAAATGAAGCATATAGGATTTCCTTTACCAACAGAAATGTTTCATCCTCATACTTGTTTTGCTTTACCAAAAGACGAGGCAATGTGTGAATTACTACAGATAAATCTAAGATGTCATTCTTGTGGCAAACTTATGAAAAGACCTGTAAAAGAAAAGAGAGAAATCAATCCACCAATTAAAAGGTATTGGATGAAATGAGTAAAGGAAGTAAAAGACGACCAGAAAAAGGCAACCAATATTCTGATGGTTGGGATCGCATTTGGGGAAACAAAAAACCTTCAGCAGTAGATGATGCTGCAGATGTAATGAGTAAATATGGGGCTGTAGCTCAGTTGGGAGAGCGCCTCCCTTGCACGGAGGAGGTCGCAGGTTCGACCCCTGTCAGCTCCACCAAAGTAGAAGAATACAAAGCTAAAATTACAAAACAGTTTGATGAACTTGAAGAAATGATGAAGAAACAAATGCATCTTACTCACCCCGAAGAAGTAGAAGAAAAAATGTATTCAATAAATTATAAATGGCATTTTATATCAGAAGAAGATAGAGACTTCTATCAAGGATGTAGACACGCCATTGAACATGGACTAAAATGGTAGAAACATATTTAACTCCTATCCTCGGTGTGTGCTGTATAGCAGTAGTTATATTAGTATTGCGCTGGTGGGTAGACCTATGAGTGGTGGAGTATATAATCAAACATACTTCGATAACAGACCTGAAGAAAAAGAAAGAGAAGGTGTGTTATATGGAGTTATTTTAGTAAACACAAAAACCTTTGAGCGTGAGTGCATCAAAGTAGGTATCGCTAGTGGTAAAGACTGGCGGCATGTAATCAAAAGAAGTCGTGGTTTTAAAGGGTATGAGTTGCGTATTCAACGAACCTATCACGATACAATCTACAACTGTTGGAAATACGAACAACAGCTACACGAGAAGTTTAAACACGAAAGTTATAAACCCAAACAAAAGTTTGGTGGGCATACGGAGTGTTTCGAAATTTCTTCCCTTATTTTATCCCACTTTCCGAAAAAAAGTTCTTGACTTTTCCTCTCTCGTTTGATATAATATATTCATATTTAGGAGAAAGAGAAACTTTGAGACAGATAGTACCGCCAACAAATTGTCCAGCATGCAACAGCATA